CTGTAGACGACGGAGAGCGGCGTTCCCCACCAGTGCATCCGCGTGGCGCCGTCATCCGAAAGCCGCCATACGCGGCCATTCTCCGCGTCGATGTCGTAAGTGGCCGGGTCAAGCACCGTGCCCGCGTCCGTGATCGACTCGATTTGCACGATCGGATACCGGCGCAGCAGCAGCGGGCGCGGCGCGCTGGACACACTGTGGTGGCCCAAATGGTCGGCATAAGAACCCCAGCCCCAGTGCCCGCCCACGTAGTCGTTCCGCCACAGTTCGGAGACCTGTTCCTGGCAGAACACTCGGTTGCACCATCGCTCGATGTAGTTGCTGATCTCGGTGATCCATCGCGAGAGCCTGGCATCACTGTCGTCATCGAGGATGTTGAGTTCTTCCTTGACGATTTCGAGTGTCGTCAGGTCGTGCGTGGGCGCCGGGACGAGCACCTTGAACACGCTGCCGTCGTCTCTCATACGCGGGGCTCACGCCTGCGGAACGCGAACGAGCCGATACCGTCTCTGCCCAGACGGCTTTCGTCGTGATTGACTTCGAGACATTGCCAGCCGAAGCCAGACATCACATGGATCAGGCCCGCGATGGTGAAGTACCAGACGTGCTCGTCCTTCCTGTAGTGTCTCGACTTCAGAACATCGTCGGGCCCCTCGAAGATCGGCAGAGAGGCGAATACGAACTCGTCCACTCGCTCCAGCAGTGCCGGGAAGTCCGGGATGTGTTCGAGCACGTCCCACAGCGATGCCGCCCGGCAGCGCCGCGTGTAAGGGTTCCACCAGAGGTCGCGGCGATTGAGCCACTCGACCGCTCTGGTGTTGACGTCGTAGCCATGCGTGTTCGGCCTGCGGTCGATGAAGCTGCCGCTCCCGATCCCGACATCGACGAGATGGCCCTGATAATGCCGGTTCACCAACGACATCCGCGCGACGTTGAGCCGTTGGCCCATCTCTGTCTGGCCATACTCCACGTATTTGTTGAAGTAGGCGTCGTCGTAGATGTTCACCGCCGGTGCCACGGGAAAGTAGCCGACGCCGACCTCGGGGAACCACACCAGACGTTGCGCGGCGATCATGCCGACGAGCGGCGGGGCATCCTGAGTTCCGATTCCACCCACCGGAGCCACTGGCTCTTCAAATCGGGAATTCGCTTGTCGCAGCCGTGACGCATATCCAGGCATCGGCAGTACTCCTCCGGGATCGCGAAACCGATGCGGGATCCGTCCATGCGACGGTCGATGATCTTGTCTGGCGCGTTCATGCCGCCATTGCCGCCGAGGACGATGAACGCCTTGTTGCCGAGCGCGATGGAGGCGGGCACGATCCAGCCGACCCCTCCGACCACCACGGCCGCGTCACGCACGGTCGCCATCAGTTGCCGCACGGTGAACTCGCCGCGGAGGAAGGCAGCGTTGTTAGGGGGCACGGTGCCGCCCTCGATCCACTCCCAGCCAATTCTCTCGTCGGCGATCGCGACGACCGCGAAGCCGCGCCGTTTCAGATCGCCTGCGATCCAATTGACATACTCGGGCAGCGGGTTGCGCGCCTCGTTGTCCCATTCATAACGGCGCATCACCGGACGGATCACCGCGAGTGGCGCCCCGCCAGTGTCGATCGGGCAGGGGCCCATGTCAGGCAGATCCCAAACCACCCGCCTCGCCCGCATGGGCAGCTTGGCTTCCATCGCGGCGAAGACGCCGTGGTCCATCTCAAGGTGACCGTATCCGAGGGCGACGACAGGGAGACCGATCGGCGGAGCCATGTAGGTTCCGGGCGGCTGCATGGCGACGTTTCGCATCTGCGTGCGCAGCAGCCGGGTACTCATCACGTAATTGAGATCAATGTCGGCAAGGAGTTCAGGCCACGGCGTATCGACATACAACTGCCGTTGGCGAGCCGCGTCGGCGATCATCGGACGAACGTAAATAGTGTCCCCAAGACCCCAGGGCGCTTTGATATGTAGCGGCCCTAGCGACCTTTTCGTCGAGGCGATCTTGGTGGGGTAGGCTGTTTTGGGGCTGGTTTCGGGGGCGGTGTTTCGGGCTCTGGCGCTAAAGGGCGGGCGGGTTCCTCCGGCGGCGAGGACGCTTCAGGCGGGTCCGCCGCCACCCTGATCTTTTCCGTGGAGCTGATCGCGTAGACCGCCAGCCCCGCGATCACCAACTCTGTCGCCCGGTAATCCGAGGTCTCGAACTCCGTGCCAGGGTCAACCCACCCCTCGTGGTCGCGGTTGTACCAGGAGCGCAACGCGCGTACGAGGGGCATGCTGGTTGTCTTACGGAATGTTGCCGTAGATGAAGGCGGTAGGACGATATACCGCAAGTGCGAGGCGCTCTTCAGCACGCACCGTTATCATATTGCGTACGAAGTCGTCTTCGTTTTCAGTCGAGATTAAAACCTCAATCGACATGCGATCGAAGATCTGCGCGCCCATCTTGAACGCCCCTGTCAGGAACTTGCCAGCCTGCATGGTCTGGGTATCGACAACCGGCAACGTCCAGAGCCGCTTCATCAACTGAGCCTGCGGGTCGCCAACGATGTAGCGGCCCTGAGTATCTTTAGTGAGTTCGATCTTGGCCCAATCGGTTGGGTGCAGCACGTATCCCGTCGCCGGGTAGAGCGCCAACGTGGCCTGCAGCGCGGCCAGCCGCAGCGTATCGATCGAGGTTGGTAACGACGGCGCGAATGCCGCCGCATAGGCGCTCGCCTGCGGGATGATCCCAAACAGGTGCTGACCGGTGCCGTCACCGAAGAGCAGTTCCTGCTCCTCGACGTATTGCAGGCCAAACCGCAGCCGCCCGTCGATCATGCTCGCCAGCATCGGGACGTCGTCCAAGACCTGACGGGAGGCCTTCATGAAGTGCGCGACGGTCCTCACGGGCGTGGTTCTCAGGTCAAACGCGATGTTTTCGGACTGTGGCTTGCGTAAGCCTTCCGAAACGACCGCCGCCTGTGTGGCATAAGGATTGGAGGTCTCCACCGCGTATTCGATCGCGTTGGAGTTCGTGCTGCCTGGCGTAATCAGATCCCTGATGAAAAAGGGACGTGTCGGCACCATGACCGTGTCGCCGCGCGTCGGCACGATCAGAGCGTTCGCGATGCTGTTGTGAGTGCCGTAAAGCGCCGGTCCGGTCAGAATGTTCTTCAGTTCGATCGTCACGCGCGCCTGACCGTTCTTGCGCTCCATGAGGGCTTTGACTCCCTCATTCTCCACGACCATGTCGCCGATGCTTTTCGCTTCGGTTGGCCCCTCGCTTTGACGCCGCGCTATTTTCTGCTCGATCTCGCTGACGCGGGCCGAGATTTCATTCATCGTGGTCAACGCCTTGTCGGCGTTGGCTTTGGTCTCCGCGGTGGCGTCACCGAGGCTCTTCATTTCAGTAGTGACCTTCTCCGCGAAGGTCTTGACCTCGTCCGTAGCCTTCTTCAGGTCGCCGGCGAGATTCTTCAGTTCCAGTTCTGGATCTTCAGCCATTGTTTCAGTCCTTGGGTTTGAGTGAGAAGCCGGAAAGGATGCCGGTCATTTCAGCGACCAACGCCTTCCTTGCCGCGTGTCGCGCGGCGGCATCGTCAGCCTCATCCCGAGGCGCCGAATGTTTGAACAAGAGAGCAGCGATGTCGTCAGCCGTGGCAGCGGAGAGCCCCAGCCCTCCTTCGTCCTTGTTTCGATGCAGCCATTTCTTGAATTCCCGTTGCTGATCGAAGCTCATCGTCGTCATCGGCACTTCCGTGCCGGTCAGAAGCCGGTGCGCGTCGTTCAGATGACCCATGATCTGGTTGCGCTCGTCCTTGGTCGGCGCGTCACCGCCGCCCATGCAATCGGCGCACATCGCGTAGGCCTGTTGGACGGACGACGCCGCTTCCTGTTGATGCGGTAGCGTTATTATCGACTTGACGCTGTCGATTCGAGCCAGCGGGTTCGCCGGATCGGAGACAAGGTCGATGGAATACAGATCAACGGACTTCAGGAGCCGGTTCGGTTCGCCAGCCTTCTTGCCCTTGATCGCGCCGCCCTCGCGCACACGGAAGGCGATCGACATGGCGGGTATCAGTCCGGCCTTCACCAGGTCGTAAACCCGACCCACTTCGGGATATTGCATGCCGATGAAGTTGCCTTTGACGCGCAGGCCCTTCTCGTCAGGCTCGACTTCCGTCCAACCTCCTATTGGATAAGGGTCGCCGCCGACGAACGCGAACGAATGCTCGCCAAACATTGGCAGGACGCGGCCAGCCGCCTTTTGTTCGGCCAGTGTTTCGTCGAACGCTCCCGGCGCGAGCATGTCGCCATTGAAGTCAAGGTTGTTGAATACCGCGCCATAGCCACCGATTTCACCGACGTCGGAGGCTCCGACGAATTTTAGTTCAGCGGCGAATGGTATCCGCAACAGTTCAGGCTGCGACATTGTCGTTCACTCCTGGTGCGGCCGTGGGCGTCCCTGCCGACGCCGCCATGGACTTTCCGATATCCGCGAGCGGGACCATGTTGACGTTGACGGTGAGCACA